CCCCTGGTAAACAACTTTAACGCACAAGGATGTGCATTTCTAACTATATAACTATAAAGGTAAATAACAATGGAACAACAACGTACACCTGAATGGCTAGAAAAACGCAAAGGCAGGATAACTGGAAGTAATGTAGGCGCAATACTAGGACGATCACCATTTATGAAGCGCAAAGATGTAATGCGTAACATGGTAAGAGAATATCACGGTTATCCTAGTGAATTTACGGGCAATATAGCTACCAACTATGGTACGCATAACGAACCTATTGCATTAGCTGATTATGAGTTGAAATACAATACAAAAATAGAGTTGACTGGCTTCCATACTTTTGAAGATTGGCTTGGAGCATCACCAGATGGATTAATAGGTGATGATGGTTTAATTGAAATCAAATGCCCTTATAGTTTGCGTGATAAAACACCAGTAGAATTTAAATCTATAGACTACCAAACGCATTACTGGTTACAAATACAAATACAATTATTGGTGACTGGCAGGGAATGGTGTCATTTTTATCAATGGTCAGCTCATGGAGAGATGCACGAAACAGTTTGGTTTAATCCTTTAGCTATTGATAAATACTTACCGGAACTACGAGAATTTTATGAAGAATATCTTATAGAGCGTGAACAACCAAACTGTATGAAGTATCTGGAAGAGAAACGTCAGCAACTTCAATGTGAATCAATGCTGGAATTGTATCTTGCGGCTACAGAAGAAATTAAGAAGCTGGAAGCAACACGCAAAGATATTCTTGCTGAGATAGTTACATTGGCTGGTGAAAAGGATAGTGAGATTGCTGGTCATAAATTAACTAAAGTAATTAGAGCTGGTTCTATATCTTATGCCAAAGCTGTTAAAGATTTAATGCCTGATGCTGACCTTTCTGAATACACTGGTGAACCAAGTAGTTATTGGCGTTTGACGTGAAACTCCGCCCCTACCAACAACAAGCGCATGATGTTGCTATAGAATAAAAAGCAATTATATTTAATGTTTATTATTCATGTATAATGTACCTGTATTCATAATTTTTAATATAGGTATATTTAACATCATGGGAAAACCAAAAATAGATTTAACTGGTCAAATATTTGAAAGATTAACCGTTGTATCAGTATGCGTTAATAAAAATCCATACGATAGCAGGACAGGTCTTTTTTGGAATTGTATATGCAGTTGTGGAAAAGATTTTATAGCTTATGGAGTTAGTTTAAGAAAAGGAAAAACAGAGTCATGTGGATGCTTGTGGAATGAAAGAAAATCCAAAGGAATGGCATTAATGAGATTAAAACAATCAGGCACAATAGAAGAAAGATTTTTATCAAGATTTAAAGTAAATGAAATTACTGGCTGTTGGGATTGGACAGCACAAAGAGATAAAGATGGTTATGGATTTTTGCCAAGATTAAATGGATCAACAAGAGCGCATAGGTTTTCATATAAATATCATTATAAAGCTGATCCAGCTAAATTATTTGTCTGCCATAAATGTGATAATCCTGGTTGCGTAAATCCAGATCATTTATTTTTAGGAACTTGCCAAGAAAACATTGCAGACATGCTTAATAAAAAAAGAGATGCAATGATTGGTTCAAAGAATAATAAAGCAAAGTTAAGTGAAGATGATGCTAAATTTATTTTTAATAGTTGTTCTTCTACTACTCAGTTAATGGAAAAATTTAATGTTTCAAAAACAACAATAAATAGATTAAGAAGTGGAGAAACATGGAAACATATACAAAAACAAAATTAAGAGATTACCAAGCAAAAGCCGTACATGATGCTTTTGAGCATATAAAAATATCAACTGAACCTTGTTTGATTGAAGCATTTACGGCAGCAGGAAAATCACTAATAGTTGCCGAACTTGCTAGAAAAATACATCAATTTAGTGGTAAAAAAGTTTTATGTTTGCAGCCATCAAAAGAGTTGTGCCAACAGAACATAGAAAAATACTTAGCAACTGGTAATGAATGTTCAATATTTAGCGCATCACTTGGAACTAAATGTATAAAACATAATGTAGTGTATGGAACGCCAAAAACAGTGGCTAATAAAATACATCGTTTTGGCAATCAATTTGGCGCAATCATACTTGATGAAGCGCATGAGTCATTAACACCAACCATATTTAATATTATTGATTCTATAAAAAAACATAACCCTAATTTGAGAATAATAGGATTAACCAGCACTCCTTTTAAATTAGGTCTTGGATATATTTATAAGATTGATTTAAACGACAAACCAATACCTGAAGATATTGCAAAAAACCCTTATTTTTATAAACTTGTTTGTCAAATATCTGGAAAATATTTATTGAAAAATGGATACATTACAAAACCTGTAATTGGCGCAATAAACTCATGCTCTTATGATACTTCAAAATTAAAGCTTAATAGCTTTGGTAGGTTTGACGAAAAAACAATTGATGCCGCTTTTGTTGGACATGGCAGAGAAACATCGTTAATTGTGTCAGATGTTGTAAACCAATCTGTAAACAGAAGTAGCATCATGTTATTTGGAGCAACAATTAGGCATTGTGAAGAAATACTTGCATCATTACCGCCAATCATATCTGCCATGATTACAGGCAAAACAAACAAAAAAGAACGTGAACAAATAATTTTAGATTTTAAAGCACAAAAGATTAAATATTTAGTGTCTGTGGATACGCTGACGACTGGGTTTGATTGCACCTCTGTAGATGTTATTGCCTTACTAAGAAAAACGGAGTCTAGTGCGCTTCTTGGTCAAATTATAGGTAGATCAGTAAGAATACATGAAGGCAAAAAAGATTCTTTGATTTTAGATTATGCTCAAAACATTGATATGCACTTTCCAGATGGTGATTTGTTTAATCCAGAGATTAAATCTGTTTTTAAATCTGAAGGGGAATTGTCGCCAATTATTTCTGAATGTCCTGAATGTAAATGCACAAATGAATTTTCTGCTAAAAAAAATGATGAAAAATTTAATATAAACAAACATGGTTATTTTATAGATTTAGAAGGCAATGAAATAGAAACAGAATACGGAGCTATGCCAGCTCATTGGGGAAGAAGATGCCAGGGTTATACGCTTATAAAAGGAAAGTATAGTCAATGTGTTTATCGTTATACACATAAACTGTGCGAGGTATGCGAATCTGAGAACGATATAACAGCAAGATACTGCTCATGTTGTAAACACGAATTGATAAACCCAAATGATCGTTTAGTAGCAGATTTTCAAGCCCGTAAAAAAGACCCTCATAATATGCAAACTGATAAAGTAGTTGATATGAAAGTGCGACCAACTATTAGTAAAGCTGGTAATGAATGTTTAAAAGTAGATTTTATAACTGAATACCGTTCTTTTCCAATCTGGTTTACCAAAAAAATAACAGCTCCATACAATGAGTTTATGGCGCAAACTATTGGTGGCAACATAAAACCAAATACTATCACCTACAAAAAGAAAGGTGAGTTTTTTACAATTTATGGATATAACAAGGTAGCTGATGAAATTCCATCCTGACATACCAGTTTATGGTGATATAACATTTCGAGGTGATTGCCCTTCTGAATCATTAGAGGCAGTTACATTTTTCGCCAAGTTAAGACGTGAACATCCAGATACCTACGGATTAATTGCAACTCATATAAGAAATGAAGGATTGCGAACTTTTCATCAAGCCGCTAGACAAAAAAGTGAGGGAATGACAAAAGGTGCGCCTGACATTATTATTCCGGCAAGCGTTGCGTTTATCTGTGAATTAAAACGTCAAGACCACACCAAGTCAAAATGGCAAGATGGACAGCAAGAATACCTCTTGGAAGCCCAGAAACAAGGGGCTTTTGCTTGTGTTGCTCTTGGATATGTTGGAGCATACAAAGCATTTAATTTCTGGATTGAAAAAAAATCTTTGCATAATGATAAATAAATAATTAAGATAACCCCACTTTAACAACAACGAGAGAAACTAAAATGAACAATAAACAAATAGCAGTAATGATAATAACAGCCCTTACGTGTGGCTTTATAATTGGAACTACTTATGCCAAAGACACCCATGCAGTACAGATCCACAAAACAGGCTCTGGCATGTTTATCATCGACAAGGGC